AGCTCGGCATGGATGCGGTGCCGTGCATCCGCCTGGCGCACCTGAGCGAAACGCAGAAGCGCGCCTACATCATCGCCGACAACAAACTGGCGCTGAATGCCGGGTGGGATGATGAACTGCTGAGACTTGAGCTTGAAGAACTCAACGTAGAAGAATTCAAAATGGAATTGCTCGGCTTTGATGCAAACGAACTTAACCTTGCAATGGGCCTAGGCGTTGATTTCCAACCTGGAACTGAAGACGACCAAGGAAAGCTAGACGAACTCGCTCCAATCATTTGCCCAAGTTGCGGCCATGAGTTCCACAAGTAAGTCCGTCTTAAAGATAGATTGGGCTACCCATGAGGCAGCGAAGTTTGCTTGCGAGAACTGGCATTATTCAAAGTCAATCCCAAAAAGCAAACTAGCAAAAATTGGCGTTTGGGAAGATGGTAAATTTATTGGCGTTGTGATTTTTGGAGTTGGTGCAACTTCTGATCTGGTAAAAAAATACGGACTGCAAATGCAACAAGGTTGCGAGCTTGTAAGGGTCGCGCTTACAAAGCACAAAACCCAAGTTTCTCGCATTGTTTCGATTGCTTTGAAGTTTGTTAAGTCGCAGTTTCCAAACTTGCGTTTAGTTGTGTCGTTTGCTGATCCTTTACATGGCCATCACGGCGGAATTTATCAGGCTGGCGGATGGATTTTTAACGGAACGTCTCAGGCTAGCGATGAATACATTTACAAAGGCAAACGATGGCAAGGTCGTTCGTTTAGGCACTTGCATAAAGGGATGGAAAAGCATCCCGATGTTCAGGTGGTTAAAGGTTCGTCTAAATACAGGTATCTAATGCCGCTAGACAACGACATGAGGAAGCAAATAGAACCTCTGTCTAAACCATATCCAAAGCGTGCCAAAAAGCAGGAATCAGAGAACCCCTCTGATCTGGGCGGGGCAGTACCGACCGACACGCTCCAGAATGCTGCGGTCAACCCCGCCGAATGACCGCAAAACTCGCCCACTGCCTAGACACCTTCTGGAGCGCTGCCCGCCCTCGCCGCGCCCTGACTGTTAGCCAGTGGGCCGATGATCACCGTGTCTTGTCAGGAAAGCAGGCCGGAGAACGTGGCCGCTGGCGCACTTCCCGCAACCCGATTCTGCGCGAAATCATGGATTGCCTGTCGGCTTCCAGCCGCGTAACCGATATCTGGGTGATGAAGTCCTCGCAGGTCGGCGTCACCGAGGCCACCGTCAATTTCCTCGGCTACACCTTCGACCACGCCCCGGCGCCGGTCATGGTGCTGATGCCGACGCTGGATTCCCGCGACGCATGGAAAGCTCAGAAGCTGAACCCGCTGCTGCTGGAGACGCCGGTTATCCGTGACTTGCTTGGCGGCCAGCGTTCGCGTGATTCTGCTAACTCCAAAGACATGATCGACTTCCCAGGCGGCGTCTTGTTTTTGTCCGGAGGCAACTCGCCCAACAGCTACGCACAGCGCTCCGTCCGCTACCTCATCATGGACGACCTTGACCGCTTTCCCGGAGAGGTTGGCGAGGAAGGCGACCCGGTATCACTTGCGAAAGGCCGCACCAAGTCATTCGCCCGACCGAAGCGGCTCTATATCAGCACTCCGACCGTGAAAGACGAAAGCCTGATCGAGCGCGGCTATCTGGAGTCGGACCAGCGGCGCTATTTCGTTCCGTGCCCGCGATGCGGAGAAACACAGGCACTTGAATGGGGCGGCAGCGACGCAGCTCACGGCATCAAATGGCGCGGCGAAGGCGAAAACCTCGAAGCGTATTATGTGTGCGCCGCCTGCAATGGAGAAATCTACGAACACAACAAGCCGGCGATGCTTTCAGCGGGCCGCTGGATATCCGGAAACCCGGAGCGCAGCGCCCGCGGCTACCATATCAGCGCCCTCTATGCCCCTATCGGCCTGGGTCCGTCATGGTCCGATCTCGTCAAGGAGTGGCTGACCGCAGTCAAATCAACATCAACGTTGCGCACGTTCGTGAATACCCACCTCGGTGAAGTCTGGGAAGAGCGCGGCGACCAGATAGACGCTACCGGCCTGATAACCAGGCTCGAAGAATACGACGAAAAGCCAAAAGCGCTTGCCCGCACCGCAGGCGTCGACGTACAGAAGGACCGGATTGAGGTCACCGTGGTCGATTGGGGAGACGGCGAAGAGGCGTGGACCATGGATCACATCATCATTCCCGGCGACACGGCACAGCCTGACGTGTGGATGCAACTCGACGGAGAATTGCGGTTCTGGGCGCCGGAAGTTGTCGCAATAGACAGCGGCTACAACACCAGCATGGTTTACGCCTTCTGCGAGCCGCGCCGATGGGCCGTAGCAGTCAAGGGTCGGGCCGGGCCGAACGTGCCGATTGTTGAAAATGAGAAAGCCCGTCGCCAGCGCCTGCGCGGACAGATCAAGCGGGGATTGACGGTGCATCTAATCGGAGACGATCAGGCAAAGGCGCTGATCTACAGCCGCCTGAAGATCATCACGCCCGGACCGGCGTATATACACTTCCCGAGCGATGCCAGCTTTGATGACGAATACTTCGCACAGCTCACCGCAGAAAAGCTGGTGACGAAGATGCGTGGCACCCGCCCCTACGCCGAGTGGGTGCAGACGCGCCCACGCAACGAAGCCTTGGACTGTTGGAAATACGCTCTGGCAGCCCTACGCCTGTCAGGAATCAACCTCGAATTGCGGGCTGCCGCAACTGTTTCAGAATCCGCGAGCGGCAAGAATTCGCCATCCGTACCGACAAACCTGCTCGCGTCCCGTGCGGCAGAACTCAATGAAAGGATTCGCGCCCGTGCAAGAAGATGACTTTATCGTGTCCGTTATCGACACTGTTTCGGAACACGTGGCAATCCCCAAGCCCAAGCGCGCCGATATCGACAGATCACTGCGCCTGAATTGGGGTGGCATGCCAGTGTACATTGCCGTGCGCTCGCCGATGTTGCGAAAAGAAATCCGGGAGGCCGTTGGAACATACGAGGAAATCGCCAAGCGTTTCAGCGTCAACAAAACGACTGTCTGGCGAATCCGTAAAGGTCGATAGTTGCAATTCTTCGTGTATTTGCAATCGCCACATTGGCCACAATCACGACGGGCAGTACCTGGCGCATCTGAATAACGGGAAACAATGGCATATACCACGACACAGCTCGCGGCGATTGAGGCTGCAATCGCGACGGGTGAATTAACCGTCGAAATAGATAACCGGCGCGTCACCTATCGCTCTATCAGCGATTTGCTAAAGGCCAAGCGCGAAATAGAAGCCGGCTTGATTGCCGCTGCGACGATCGCGACGCCGGTCACACAGAGCTATGTTCAGCGGGTGCGGAATTGAACGCACTCGACAAACTGATCACCCTGTTCAGCCCGGAAGCCGGGTTGAAACGCCAGGTTGCCCGTGCTGCGATACAGCGCGCCGGCGCCCGTGCTGCGGACTCGCTGAATCTTCGAGCCTACGAAGGCGCGAAGACTGGCCGACGCACCGGAGGCTGGATCACCGGAGCCACGAGCGCGGATGCCGAAGTCGCTAGCAGCGCTGTCAAGCTGCGGGATCGCACCCGCTCACTGTGCCGGGACAACCCATACGCCAGCCGCGCCCGTGATGTGTACGTCGCGAATGTGGTTGGCACGGGAATCACCGTCAAGGCTGGCAGCGCGAAGGAAGCATTCGAGCAGTGGACCACAGAATGCGACGCCGATGGCATGCTGGACTTCTACGGCCTACAGGCCCTCGTTATGCGCTGCGTTTTCGAGTCTGGCGAATGCCTGATTCGCTACCGGGAACGCCGGCCAGAAGATGGGCTACTTGTCCCGCTGCAATTGCAGGTGCTTGAGCCGGACTATCTCGACGCCACCAAGACGGGAGCCGTCAACGGCGGCGGCTGGTTGATATCTGGGATTGAATACAACGCCATCGGCCAGCGCGTTGCCTATCACCTCCACAACCAGCACCCTGGCGACGTGGCGAACAGATCGAAGCCGCTGGAATCGAAACGGATCCCGGCCGATCAGGTATTGCATATCTTCGAGCGGTTGCGCCCAGGACAGTCTCGCGGCGTGCCGCGAATGTCCAGCATCCTGCTCAAGATGCGGGACCTTGACGACTACGAAGAGGCCGAGCTAGTCCGCAAGGGAATCGAATCCTGTTTCTCGGCGATTGTCACCACCGAAGACAATGGCGTCAGCCTATCTGAAGGCACTACCGATATCAACGGGAACCGGATCGAAACGCTTGGGGCGGGGCTGATCCAGTATCTCAAGCCAGGGCAGGATATCCGCTTCGGTGCGCCGGCCAATGGCGGCGATTACGGCGCATATACCAAGACGCAGCTACGGGCGATTGCTTCGGGCATCGGGATCACTTACGAGCAAATGACTGGCGATCTGTCGGACGTGAATTACTCCTCAATTCGCGCCGGCCTCGTTGAATTTTACAAGACGGTCGACATGCTCCAGTGGCATGTGCTGGTCCCGATGATGTTGGCGCCGATCTGGAAACGCTGGGCAGAGACTGCATTCGCCGTCAAGGCTATCCGCACCCCTGCGCCGGCCATGGCCAAGTGGACTCCCCCGCGTCGGCAGTGGGTTGACCCGCTCAAAGACGTCAACGCGGCGCGTGCGGAAATTTCTGCTGGCATCACCAGCATTTCCGAAACCATCCGCGCTAGGGGCGAAGATCCTGACAAAATCTTCGCCGAGATTGCCGACGAGCGGAAACATCTTGAAACGCTCGGGATAACAGTCGACGTCATCGCCGTGCCGCCAGTCTCACCCGTTGATACTGCCGACGCCAGCGCCGACACGCAGGCCAACGGCAAAGCGCTTGCCGAGATTGAACACCAGCGTGAAATCTCCGAAATCATGCAACGGCACCAAGAGCAGAACTCGGCGCGGCTCGAAGCTGGCGTATCGGCAATTGCTGCGGCGGTGCGTGAGCAACCATCCCACGTCATCAATGTTGCTGCCCCGATTGTCAATGTCGCACCGGCAGATGTTCGCGTCGACAACATCATCCCGGAGCAGCCCGCCCCGGTTGTCAATGTCGCCGCGCCTGCGGTACGAGTCGATAACCACGCCCCGGCCAATCCTGCTCCGGTCGTCAATGTCGCACAGCCGAATATCACCGTCGAAAATACCGTGATGCCGGCATCTGTCGAATTGACGCTCCCGGCACGCAAGACGGAAACAACCATCATTCGCGACAAGGCAGGAAACATTGCCCACGCCACCCAGATCGAAGAAGACGCCTAAAAAGGAAACCCAATGGCCGCAACAGTACAGCTAGTCGAAAAAAACGGAGCCGGTGGAACACAGACGGACAAGACGAGCGGGAATATCAGATTCAAGAATGCCGACAACAGCACCGTCGACACCAGCAACCCGATGGTGAAACCAGGCGCCGGCGTCGACTACTCGTTCGAGAAGTGGCTGCGAATGAACGTGTCTGGCGGCACCTACACAGAGATCACCAACGTCAAGGTCTATATGGACGGCGCGAACGGCCTGGGAACCGGAGTTACACTCTATGCCAAAGCAGTCACCGCCTATGCCACGCCGGCAGAAGCCACCGCGACGGCGGGCTATGCCGACGCATTCACGTACACCAGCGGATCCCCGCTTACCCTCGGTGCCGGCCCCTACACCAGCACCGGCGAAAAAGCTGATCACTGCGTCATGATGCTGACCGTTGGGACTACGGCATCGGGTGGAATCACGCCAAGCGAGGTTTT